TACACTCCTGATTTTGTTGGCGCGAGTAGATCTAAAGTTGTTAAAGCGAAGAATTATATTGCTGAATTTATCTCTGAACGTTTTCATGATATTCATAAAAATGTTTCAGTTTCCTGTGCTGAGGATCTCATGGCATCGATTAGTTCACCTCGTGTAGTATATTCTGGTGGATACGATACATGTGGTGCTCATTTGAAAGAATATTTAAAAGATAACACAACTGAAGAAAAATTAGATCGTAATGAAATAATTAGAATATTATCTCTTTCTAGATTCAAATGGTTTGTTGCACCTGTATGTGATTTTATTCATGGCAAAGAGATTTTTGATTTTGTACGTATTAATCCAAATTCATATCCAGGTCATTATAGTTCAAAGATATTTGGTGGCACAAAAAACTTTGGAGACGCATTATCTCGTAATGTTGCTTATAAACTATGGACTAAGATATGTAAAAAACCGATTAAAAATTTATATCTCTGGAAATTACTTGGTCGTGAAAAAGATATTAAAATTGATATAAATTCTGATACTATTAAAGAGGTTGGTACACGTGTTATTATGACGTGTGAATCTCCGATTACATATTTACTTATGTGGATGGCACAGAAATTTAATTATATTTTAGGGTATGCAGATTGGAATAAGACATTTAATATATGTGGAGAATTTAATGCAGAGAAAAGTTATAACTTAACAAAATATGCATTAGATTATGATTACATACTTGAAGCAGACTGGTCATATTATGATTCTAACATTGATACAAACTTTTTAGAGATTGGTAGTGCACTTATTTGTAACGCCGTCAATTCTTCTAAAATTGATAAAAACATGGTTATTACATTTATATCATCAGTTGTAACTAAGTATATAATTATTCCACCTGGTGTTGTAGTTGAGTTAAATAGATCACAACCGTCTGGTCATCCAGCTGGTACTTTAGTTAATTGTTATGTTAACTTAATTTACTGGGCTATTATTGGCTATAAAATCTACGGAGACAATTATGCTGATAATATGCGTGTTGAAGTTTATGGTGATGATACTCGCGCCTATTTTAAAGATCATTGCAATCTTGTTAATATAGATCGTTATATTAGCGAGGTTGGCTTGAAGTCTGATAAAGTAATTGGGAATATTAGATCGACGAAGTTTAAGTGTTCGAAATCAAAAGATATTGACTTTTTAAAGCGTAGATTTGATAGTGAAACATTTGAATGGAATCATAAGAAAATGTTCGACAAATGG